CGGCGCCGGCCGGCTGGCTCCGCTGGATCATCCGTTTGTTCTCGCCCGCGTTCAGACGCTTCTTGACGCGCACCCAATCGCCGTTGGAGAGGGGCAGATCTTGATCTTCCGGGACCACCACGCGCGAACTCATGCCTTCAGTCCTCCTGCGGCCCGAGCGCGGCGGTCAGTCGGCCGTCCGCGATCGCGAGCGTCTCCACCGGCCACCGCCAGCACCCCGTGGCATGCGTGGCCACAAACGCCAACGGGCGCTGCGTCACCCGGAAGGCGTCGACGCCGGTGACGGTGCCCGCGAGGGTCCAGCGACCGCCGTCGCGCGTGACCGTCCAGGTCGAGAGGCCCGCCGCCTGGAAATATCCCCAGCGCAGTACGCCGTCCCGGCCCGAAATGGTCACGCGTGAACTCACGCCGCCTCGTTACGCGCCATCGATCTTCCGGCCCCAGCTGCCGTTCGCCGCGAACGACCCGCTGATCCCGACCGCGCCGGACACCGGCACGTTGATCGAACAATCGAGCCACGCCGGCCCGTACCAGTAGGTCGTCGGATTGTCGGCGGACGGATACAAATACATGTTCACGCCCGTCGCGGAATCGGCGCCGCTCCACGGCTTGGTTTCGAGGTCATCAAAGAACCCGCCGATCGTGCCTTTGATGTCCTTGAGGCCCTGGACGTACGTTTTGTTCGCGTCGCCGAATGCAGTGACTTCGATCTTGTCGGTCGACTGATCGAGCGTCCACGTGTTCAGCTTGATGACGTTGGTCGCGACGCCTGCGGCGGTCGTGCTGAGATAGACGACGCCTTTGCGCCCGGCATACGGAGCCATAGGTCCTACTTCCCGGCCGCTAGGCGGCCTGTGAGGTCACGAGCTGCTGCAGGTCGCCGATCACCGTCTTGGCGCGATCGACCCACGAAGCCTCGGCCACACAGGCCGGTAAGGCGGCCGCGACCCGGGCCCGTCCCGCGTCGTCAGCAAGCCATCGTCGAATGAGATCGGACGCCTCCGCGGGCGTCGTAAACGTCGGGACGCAGTCGCCGAAGATCTCGCGCACTTCGGCGCGGTCGTCGCTCAGATGAAACGCCCCGCAGGCCGCGAGCTCGTACGCCCGCGGGCTGAGCGATTCCGCGTGCGTGATGGCCGGGGCCCGTCGGCCCCAGCCGCGGGAGGTGCGATAGAGGTTCAGGCCGATCTTCGCGCGCCGATAGAGGGCGCCGGCGTGCTCGTTCCCGATCTGCGCGCCCTGGACGCAGGCGCGGACCTGCGCGTTGAGGCCAAGATCCTTCCAGGTGCCGTAGAGGCCCAGGTCGATTCCGGTCCAATCGATCGCGTTGAAAAAACTGATCCGTTCGGCGAAGCCGCTGCCGACGAACACGACGTCATGACTCGGCAGTGCGCCGATCGACCGCGCCGCGACGTAGTGCCGCTCCGGATGCCAGGCATGCGGGAGATAGCCGACGCGCGGATTCACGGCCCGGAACGCGTCGACGACGGACCGTTCGTTCGTCCAGCCGCCGTCGATCAACTTGGCCGTCCGGAGCTCCTGCTCGTGGTCGTACGGCGACTCCGTAAACACGACGGTCACGCGGAGGCCTGCGCGTTTCATGAGCACCAGCACGTCGGGATGCAGCAGCATCGCGCTGACCACGACAACGACGTCCACCTGGTGGCGGAGCGCCATCTCAAGCGCGTCCCGGCCCGCCTGGTAGGCGATGTCGGCCGCATTCGGTCGCGCGAGCTCGGGCTGCGCTTTTTTCTTCTGCCGCCACATGTAGTTCAGCCACTTGTGGGACCACTGAATCCGCTGATCGAGACGGTACGGAATCACCTCGCACCCGTGGTGCGTCAGGCCGTAGCGGAGCCCGGCTTCGACATCCGCGGTCGACCAACTCGCGCCCGGGTGGACGAGGAGAATCCTCACGCGGACACCGCCACCGGCCGCTGCGGCCAGTCCAGCACGGCGTGACAGTGCGGGCAGTACGGATCGAGGAGGTCGACGTCCTCGAGATACCGCCACTGCTTGCAGGACCAGCACGAGAGGACACCGCGATGCGTCACGTCGTCGCCGCGCGGATCCGGCCGCGCGATGACGAGGACGCGATCGAGCCAGAGCGGCGGCGGACTCTGCGCCAGAATCGCGTGCATCCAGTCGAAGTCGTGCTCCGGGTACGGCTGGCCGTTGGCGTTCCGCTCGGGGTGCGGGCCCACGAAGGACCGGGGCGCGGCGATGCAGCAGCCCGAGATGCGACTGCGCTGCATGATCGGCTCGGCCCAGAGCAGCTCGCGCCAGGGCGCGACGAACTGGTAGAGGATCGGGCGCAGCGGCTCGGCCGCGCAGAGCGGCCGGAGGGTGGCGTACGCGCCGTCGACGAACACGTCGTCATCCCCCACCGTGAAGATGTGCGAACCCGAGATGGGCACCGTGCGCCAGGCGTGATTGATCTGCGCCGTCCCCCAACAATGGATCCCGGCGTCATGCGCGCCGGCCAGGAAGCCGGGCCCGTAGCTGGTCACGAGCGCTTGCACATCGCGGCGCTCGCCCTGTTCGAAGCTGTCGATCGTGACGATGACCTGGTCCCCGGGCACGCGCGGTTGGCGCGCGATCGAGTCGAGCGTCTGACGCAGGCTCGGCCGGCCGATCGATCCGATGAGGACCGTAAACGTCGGCGTCATACGATCCACCAGGCCTGATCGCCGCAGCGGTTCAGATCCGGCCGGATGCGGTGCGCGTGCACGAACTCGTAGAAGGCCGAGCGGCAGCCCGGCCAACACCCGAAGTCGTCGAGGACGATCGTGCCGCCAGAGACGACGCGCGGCACCCAGTGCTCGAGGCTCAGGCGCACGCTCTCGTACCAGTCGGCGTCGATATGGAGGAGCGCCACCGCCGCCGGCCCCTCGTTGTCGCGAAACGTGTCGCGAAAGTTGCCGACGCGGATCGTGTACCGATCGCGCGGCACGCCGACGCTCTCCATCGCCGCCTGCACGTCCTCGACGGACGCCTGATTCGCGCCGACGTAGCGGAGGGCCCGCGTGCCATCGATCGCCGTCGGCGCGGGCAACCCGGTAAAGGTGTCGTACAGCCAGCAGTGCGCCGCGGAATGCGCGGCCATCATCGCGGCGGAGCCGCCCTTGGCCGTCCCGCACTCGACGATCGCGCCCCCGGGGACCGTCGCCGCGAGCTCGGCGAGGTGAGCCAGGCGGCGCGCGTCGACCTCGGTATAGGGGCGGACCCTCAGCAGGGTCGTGATGTCGCTCATGCGGCCACCTGAAACCCAGCCCGCCGCACCAGCTCAATCAACGCCCGGACCATCCGTGCGCGGACCTTGATCGCGATCGGCACAAATCGCTGGCTCTCCGGCCCGACGGGCATGCGGCCGCGCTTCCAGCCCTTCTTCGTCTCCCGTGCTTTCGTGCCGTATTCGAAGAGGTGCGCGTGCGCGGCCCGACTGCGCACGATCGCCTTCGCGCCGTAGACGGTGCGGGCGGCGCCCCGATCGACGACGACGCCGCGGCGCAGATTCCCGGTCGGCCCTTCCGGGTACGCGCGCTGCATCAGGCCCTTGGCTTCTTCGGCATGGGCGAGCACGATCGCGCCCGCCTCCTGCGTCAGGTCCGCCGGCAGATTGCGCAGCGCCGTCCGGAGCTCCGTGAGCCCCTCGAGCACCACGCGCGTGGGACTCACGGGATGATTTCCTCGCAGAGCAACCGCATCTCCACCCCTTGTTCGGCGACGTTCTGAAACCCCTTGACGAAGAGTTCCCGCGTCCCGTAGAGCACCCGCGTGTCCATCGTGACCTCCGGGTGATAGCGCATCGTCACCACGTGAAAGACGGACCGGCCCTCGCCGCTCGGCGGCGTCGGCTGAATCGCGGCCCAGCAGCCCGCCGGCGTGAGGTCCTCGAAAAACCCGTCGCTGTCGTTCGTGGTCTGCGGACTCCGCGACAGCGTGACCCAGAGGTTCTGCGCGCCGACGCGCATCGATCACCACCCCACTCGCGCGATGGCCTGGGGTTCGATCCAGGTGACGCGGTCATCCCAGCAGGCCTCCGCCATCCGCAGCGCCTGCGCGGCGTTCGGCTCGAGGCCGTCGCGATCGGCGTCGAGATAGCCGAGGTACAACCGGATGCCCTGTTTGATGCGCTCGGGAATCGCTTCCACCGTCGCCCAGCCGACGACGTAGGTGATCACGATCCGGCCCGTGAGCCGGTCGGGCTGGACCGACGGCCAGAGTTGATTCGCGGCCCGCGTGAGGCGGCCGGGCCGGCTCACCAGGTCGGCGGTGTAGAACGTCGAGGCGAGCGTTTGCAGCGTGCCGTCGGCGTCGTAGTACCGCACGGACGTCACGGACTGCAGCGGCGCCGCCATCGGCAGCCAGACGCAATCCGCAAACCCGTCGAGTGTCAGCTGCCAGGTCTGCGTGAACAGCCCGCGATGGAGAAAGGCTTCCGCCGCTTCCCGCGCGGCCTGGATGTAGCTGACGATCAACCGGTCCTGGTTCGGTTGCGTGACGCGGAGCTGCAGCTTGGCGTCGGTCAGCGAGACCGGTTCCTCCGCCGGGCCCGTGACGAGCGCCCACTGCGCGTCCACGTCAGCGCCGGCCTTTCGCCTTCGGCCGAGACTCCGTGCTCGTCTCCGCCGGCGCACCCAAGGCCGCGCGTTCCGGCGCCTCCTCGAGGAGCACCGCGTGCCCGTCCGTGACGGCCCGGCGCAGCGCTGGCGTCAAGCGTTCGACCGCGATGATCTGGCCGGCCTGAAACGGACAGGTGGGCGACTCCGACGGCGTCGTCTCGAGGAATTTGATCCTCATTTCTTCTTCGGACGGACTTTCGACGGCGGCGCAAACACCGACGTGGACGGCCGCGTGGCGAACACGGCCGTTTCCTCACGTTCCTCGAGCTGCTCGGGTGCTGCGTCCGGGTCGAGCGTCGCGGCGCCGCGCCACTCCCCGCCCGCCGCTTCGACGGCCGCCTGCAGGGCCGCCACCTGGTCGGCGAGGTCCCGCAGGTCGGCGTCGGACCCGGTGACCTGGGTGCGCACGTAGAGATGAAGAGAGGCCATCGAACAGACTCCTTGTGTGGCGGTTACGCCGTGCCTTCGGCCGGGCTGATGTAGGACTCGCTGACGGAGGTCGGTTGGACGACCGGCCGGGTCCGCGCGCGGTACTGAATGACGACCAGGCTGTCGATCGTGGTGGACGTGCCGCGCGTCACCCGGCATTTCACAAACTGCTTGGTGGTCCGGTGCAGATCGAGCATGTGCTGATTCTTGGCGTTGTCGTTGACGAGGGTGCCGAGGAGATCGGCGTAGGCCCCACCCGTCGCGACATCCTGCCGGGCCCGGATGTTGTTGTTCGCGGCCGGCGTGCCGAAGCGGACGATGAAACAGATGCCGGCGAAGCCCGCGGTGTCGTACGCGGCGCTATCGATCGTCGACGTGCCCGCGATCGTGGGCGCCTCGACGGTGACCTTGAAATCATCCAGAAACATGAGGCGTCTCCAAGAGCGAAACAGGCGAACCGGATCCCGCGCACCCGGCCCGCCCGAGGGGGGTTACGCTTGCGTCCCGTACTTGACCGGCCGCGTGCCGGCATCGAGGAGGTCGCCGTCGCAGCGCAGGAACGCCAGGAACGCGACCTGGCCCAGTTCCGCGAAGCGTTCATCGAGGCGCATCAGGGTGAAATCCCGGACGTCGCGGATGATGTACTTGCTGAAATCGCCGAAGAGGATCGACTTCACCGCCGTCGCCGGCGTGGTCATCGACTGGTTGATCGTGTAGGGATAGCCGAGGATCAGATCCGGCTGCCCGGCGGTCAGGCCGGGAATCCACAGCGGAACGCCCACGGTGTCGCCCGAGTACTGCAGCACCTTGACCTTCTTGATCATCTTCAGCCCGCCGTCGTGGAACATGAACCGGCCGTTCTCGCGATAGGCCGGATCGACGGAGTGGATCAGATCGGTCAGGTTGTCGGCCGTCACCGAGGCCACGCCCGAGAACGTGATGGCGCTCGACGTCGCCGCCGTCACGATGCCGTTCGGCTGGCTGCCGCTGCCGGTCGTGAAGTGATCGTTCGTGATGCGGCCGATCCGGTTGCCGAGCGCGGTCCCGATGAACCCCGCCACATCGATCGAGGAGTCCTGCAGGAACTCGACCGACGCCAGGATGTACTTCGAGCTGTATTTCCAGGCATCGAGGACGAGCTGGCCGAAGGTCATTTCGAGCTCGTTCGACGTCGTGTTCTCGCCGATGATTTCGCCCTTGTTCGCCGTGTCGTTCGTCGTCGGAATCGGCAAGGGGCCGCCCGTGTCGGTGCGCAGGACCGTGGAGACGGCGCGCATCCCGCCAAACGCGAGCAGCGCGACTTCGAGCGCCCGCATCGTGGCGTCCGCGGTGGTGTAGCCGCCGGTCGTCGTCGAGGACTGGAGCCCCGTCAACGCGGCCCGCTTCTCGTCCATCTCGGTCTGCCACGCCCGGAGATCGTCCGCACGCGTCGACTTCAGCACCGGGCCGAGCTGCATCCGCAGGGTCTTCGCGTCGACCTGCACGCCGCAGCGCCGTGCGATCTCGCGTTGTTCGGGGGCGAGTTCCCGTTCGGGCACGCCCGCGAGCGCCCACGCCCGAAACGCTTCTTTGCGATCGTGCTCGGTCACGCGACCGGCCAGCGTCACGCGCCCGCCGCCGCCGCGGTTCTCGAGCGGATTGGGATCACTGCGCCGGCCGGCCGGCTCTTCGAGACTCTTCTCGACGCTCGCCTGCTTTTCCTCGCGCTCGATCTGCTTGGTCAGCTTCTCGATGTCGGCGTGGATGGCGTCGAACTTGGTGTCTTCCTCTTTGGTGAGATCGTGGCGATTTTCCTCACGGGCTTTCGTGAGAATCGCATTGGCCTCGGCGGCCAGGCGGCCTTTTTGTTCGCGGAGTTCGGGGAGGGTCATGGTCGTGTTCCTCAGTCGTGCTGAGGAAACGGCCGGCGACACATGGCACCGGGACGCGATCCACGCACGGACTCAATTTCGAGTTCGCGTTGATGTGGATGCGCCCCGAACGCCGCCGGGTCACATCGGCTTGTGGCACAGGGCCCGGGCTGATCGCCGCCAGCCGCGGACCGAGGCGCTCTGTGTCAGGACTACTTCACGGCTTCAGTGTGGGGCCGATTGCCGACAGCCGATTTTTGCAGTTGCGAAATGTCTGACGGCCGCGTGGGTCTCCTGTTCCTCCGACAGGAGGTCCCGCACGAACTCCGACACCCGGAGGCCCTGGCTCCGTGCGCGCCGTTCCAACACGTCATAGGCCGCCGGCGTCACGTTCGTGCAGAGCGGCACGAGCTTGTCTGCGATCCGCTTGCGCGGCCGCCCACGGGTTACGCGACCCGGGTCTTGTGCCATCGCTGCAACCAGGCGAGCCGCGAGCCGCCCTGCTCTTTCTGAAACGCCTGCAGCGACCGCATCGCCACATCGATGTTCGTCGCCTCGTACGCCGGGAACGAGACGATCGACACCTCCGAGATCCGCATATCGAGCACGGTCCGGATGGGGACCTGCTCCTCGAAGTTCCACGAATCTTCAATCACGCGGAAGCCGAAGCTCATGCCGCTGACGTCGCCGCGCTGGACGGCCAGCAGGATGTCCTTTGCATAGGAAATCTCCGGGTCCGGTTCGATGGTGACGCCGAGGCCCTTCGAATCCTTACGCAGCGCGAGCGTCCCCGCGCGGGTGCGTCCGATCACTTTCCCGCTGTCGTGGTCGACCAGGGCGCGGACATCGAGGGCCGCACTGAGCGTCCGATCGACGGCCTCCGGCGCGATGAGTTCCCGGAACCCGCCGAGGTCGACGGAGAGCGAGCCGAAGACAATGGCGTAGCCTTTCAGCTTGCGGCTATCCTCCGCCCGGATCTGGGCGTCCTGAAACGCGCGGCGCTCGAGCGTGGTGTCCGTCTTCATGCGATCTCCTTCGTCAGCCGGTCGGCGGTGGCCTCGGCGCGTTCGGTTTCCCAGCGCCGCAGCACGCGCTCGAGCGCCGGCGCCAGGGTTTCGTTGTCTGCGTCCTCGAGCACGACCTTGAGCTGCAGCGTGGATGTCTCCACGTGCTGGCGGACCACGCGCTCGAGCGCCGCCTCGATCGGTTCCTCGCTGCTCACGGCGGCGAGCCAGGCCTGCACCACCGGTCGCAGCGTCGATCGACACACCTCGTCGTGCAGCGGATAGAACCCGTCCATCCAGCGTGTCAGCTTCTCCGGGCTCGCCTGGGCTTTGCGCGCGCGATCGGCTTCGCGCTGCAGCAGGCGCTGGACGGCATCGACGATCAGGCCGCGATGGGCGATCACGATGCGGACCCGGCGGGCCTGGTCCGCCTGGGTCACGGCGACGGCCGCGTCGTCGGCGACCTGCCGATCGGCGACCGCCTGCGCCGTCGCGGCCACGGCGGCGGCCACGTCGGTCGCGAGCGCGGCCGCCTGTGCGGCAAGTTCGGCGAGGTGCGGATCCGGCACCGCGGCCGCGGCCTGCAGCGCATCCCGTTCCTGCTCGAGGGTGCGTCGCGCCGTCTCCGCGGTCTCGAGCGCGGCCTGCAGCCGGGCGCGTTCGGCTTCGGTGGTTGCCTGGCCCTCACGCGCGCCGGCGCACTGCAGGTGGAGCACGCCGATCTGGCTGTCGAGGGCCGTCACGCGGCTGTCCCGGTCCTGAATCGCTGCATCGCGCTCGCGCATCAACACCGCCACCACTGCGGTCTCGTCCGCGGCGGCCTCGCGCGCGCGCGTGGCCTCGGCCTCGGCTTCATCCTTGGCGATCGTCAGCGCGAGGATCTGGCGCTGGAGGTCGGCCGCCGCCTCCCGCTGCGTCTTCGCCTCGTCGAGCGCGGCGACGGCATCCATGTCCGAAGAGGTCGAGTTCGTTTCTGCGGCAATCGCCCGCGCCAGATGCGCCTCGGTGCGTTCCGTCAGCGCACGGATCTCCGCCGCGAAGACCTCCGCGGCGCGGCCGGCGGCCGTGCCGTCCGGCGGCGCCTTCGGGTCGACGGGCGGCGGCGCCGACACCGGCGGCGGCGCGACCTGTTTGTCGATGATCTCGTTGAGGCGGTTGGCCGGCGCCATGTTCGTCGGCACCAAATAGATCGTGCCCTGCCCGTTCGGGAGCGGATTCATGTTCTCGCGCTCACGCACGTCGTCCGCGGAGAGCCAGCCCCAGTTCCGGCCCACGGCGTACGCCGCGTACCGGCTCGCGATATCGCCGCGCAGAAACCCGTCGACGTTGTGCTCGATGAACTGAATGTTGCGCTCGGAGGGCGCGACACACTTCCGATTGAATTCCTGCTCCCAGCGCACGAG